ATTTTATTCTCAAACTTTGGATTGCATATTATTAAATAGTCTATGGTTTCTGATGGATTTCCAAATAATATATAACTTTTAAGCAATAAATTTATTAAATTTATATATTTATCATTATAAAATACGCAAGAATAAATTAAAATTTTTCTTTTTATTACATTTACAATTGATGCTTCACTAACATATTTAATATATAAATGTTTTGTCATTACAAATGGGATTGGGCAAACATATGCATTCATTTTATTATATAGATAAGTCATCATACAATCTATAGTATATGCTTTTAAATTCCCAACAAATGGAACATTTAATATTCTATTATCAAGAGGAAAGCATTCACGTTTTAAAAATTTAGCACCATCTGGATTTAAAACATAACATCCTGCACCAAATGATATATTTAGTTTCGCAATAGTTGGATGAATTTTTGATTTTTGAAATTCAAGAATATCATTATCATCAAATTTCTTTTTAGTAAAAATACTAATGGCATTTTCAAAATTGGTATTTGAATAACTTAAAATTGAATCGCAATTATAGCATAATTGTAATAATTGCCACCTATTTGGCAACATTTTAATTATTGAATCCAGATTTTTATTAAAATCATATGACACAAAAGCATCATCTTCCATTATAACAATGGGTCTATTTAATTTTATACATTTTTCCCACATACAAAGATGAGATAATGCACAACCAATTTGTCCCTTTGTATATCCTATTGTATTTTTTTTTATAATGTTTGAATCTAATTTCACATTATTTCCATCAATAGCATCAAAATATTGATAATGAATAATATTTTTATTTAATTTATCAAATTCAGATCTACGTTTAGAATTTTTCAGACTTATTACGAAAATTTCCATTATGTGAATGTAAATAAATAAAATAAGATATTAGAACGAATATAAAATTCTAAAAGTCGGTGATATATCGTTTTCTTAAAAAATAGAATAAAAAAATCATTATTAAATATTTCAAAAACATAAGATTTATTTTATCTTTTTAATATATAAAATGACATATTTAAAAAATGATACATTTAATACTATAGACAATAATAGTTTACTTTTGATATTAGATCTTCAGAATAAATATAAAAAATATTATAATAAAAAAATAATAAAAAATATTAAAAATTTAATAAATTTATTTATGATAAATGATAAATGTATAGCATTTACTCGTTTTTATAAAAATAAAAAATCAATAAAATTGTTAAATGAGAAAATCAATAATAATTCGTTACTTAAAAAAATAGAAAATGAAGAAAATAAGAAAATATCCTTAGAATTTCAGAAATTGGATGATAACTTAGCTGGATCAATCATAACAAAAAATATAGATAAAAAATATGGAACTGTTATAACACATGGGAAATGTCCAATGGAAGATAAATTTAGATGTAATGAAATCATTGAAGATTTCGACTATTTAAAAAAAAAAAAAAATGTATATTTTATAGATTACAAGATTTGGAATCCGTTTTCGAATAAAAAATTTTTAAATTTAATAAAAAAGGAAAGAATAAATAGAATATATATATGTGGTGGATTTTATACATTTTGCGTATTGTCTACAGCTATAAATTCATTAAATTTCAATATACTGCCAATAGTGATAGAAGATGCTATATATGGTGTTGATAAGTTTAGAGATAAAAGTTTAGCTATATTAAGAATGTTAAGCTTAATGCATACAACCAGATCAATAACTGAATCAAATACTAGTCCTTATTTAAAAAAAAAAACATTAAAATATAAGAAAAAAAGAAATAAAATCTCTTATAAAAAAAAATTTATTAAATAAACTTGAGTTATAATGAGAAATTTTAATATTTTTTGATTTTGTAATATTAAAAAGATATTTTAATTTGATTAGTAATATATCAAATTAGATTAATATATCATTAATATATTAAATAAGATGAATATAAATCATATTATTTATTTAAATATTATAATTTCTGGAATTACAGGAAAACTTTATGACGATTTAGTGGACATTTCTTATTTTAGGGAAAAATTAAATCCTAATTTAAAAAAAGTTGATTGGAATATCTATCGTTTAACGAATTTAAATATTTTCATTTTATCGATTATTACGAAAAATGTGTATCTCCTATTTTATTTTATTTTTATATTTACAATATTTACTTTAATAAATCCAAAAGGATTTATACATAATAATAAAGACCAAAGCTATATATATTTAGTAATATATTTAACTCTTCTTACATTTATTTTTTTAATTATTAATTACAAACAGTTAAATATTAAATTTATATTAATGATATCTGCGTTTATTCCATTTGTTTATATTATTTATATGAACGAAAGTTCTATGATTTTAAAAAAATTTATTAAGAAAAATGATAAAGAAATTTCAGATTTTAAAATTGTTATTAGAACCTTAGGATCATTATTTTTAGTATGTATGATATTATTTTGTAATAAAAAAATATTTTATTATTTTGAAATATATGATCCAAAACCTTTGATTGCTGTAAATATGATATACATCGGCATAACAGCATATTGTATGACATCTGTCATCGTTCAATTATATTGTAAATATAATAATATAACTGAATAAATTAAAGCTCGGAACAATCAATTAGAGCTAAGATCTCTAGTATCTTGTTATGGAGATTATGTTCTATTTTAAATATAAATATCTTATATTATTATAAAAATAATGAAAACTATTAATCATAACCAATATTACAGTTTAAATGATGATGTAATGGGAGGTAATTCTTATGGTACTATTTATAATTATAATAGCAATATTAGTATTTGGAAAGGAAGTTTGCAACCAGTTTATGGAAAATTAGGTTTTGTCTCAATTGTCAAACCTATAAAATTAAAAAAGCATATACAAAAATTAGAATTGGATTTTAGTTTTCCGAATAAAAATATTCAGTGCTTAAGAGAGTTGATCATTCAATTAAATACTGCACAATTTGGTAGGTTAAAGCCTGGATTAAAAATCCGATTATTTCCTTTTAAAAAAAAATATATTGTAAATTTAGATGAATTTAGATTATTTTATAGAGGAAATTGGGTAAATGATAATGAATTTATAAAATTATATGGAATTAATAATTCCAAGATCACTAGTATTCAATTTATTATAAACGATAATATTAGTGGATATTTTCAAATTTCGGTTGGAAATATAAAAATGCTTTAATTTTTGGTTTTTTCAGAAATAAAAATTGATCATCTAAATATTTAAAAAAGTTGGAACAAAAGATGATTTAAAATTTAAATTATAATTAATTATAAATAAATTTTATGGGGGAAATCATCATTAATAATAGATTTGAGATTATTATTCAATTTATATTACCATATATAGATATCTTGTTATTAAAAAATTTTATTATACTTTCTAAAAATAATTATAAAGAAATATTTGATTTCTTAAAATGGAAAATGAAAGAAAGGATAAGAAATAAAAATATTTTGAAATATCCTAAATTTATTAGGTCTAATACGAATACTTTAAATTTAATGGAAAACAGAGAAGTTATAATGAAATCGACATTATTAAATTATTACTCAATTTTAAAAGATAGATGTTGTATATGTTTAAAAAAATGTTTTCATTATGATCGTGTTTGGAATATTAATATACATGAAAGGTGTTTGCGAAGAAATTTAAAAAATATAACCTTTTATCCTAATTTAAAATTAAATAGCTTAGCATTAAAGGAATATGAAGACTATGATCACATAAATAAAAAATTTTATAAATATTATGCTGCATGGGAAAAAAAAAATAAATTTATTCAGGATCAATTTACAATAGAATATTTTCTGGAATCTTACGAAATAATTATGGATGATTGAAATGATCGCATAATCTGATTCCAAGATTTTATATAAATTAAAATAAATGAATAAATTTATAAAAAATCTTTTTAATTATTTTAAAAATATCCTTTTTTTTATGCCTAATAAGATGATAGTTTTAGAAATTATTACATTTTTATTTTAATAAAAAATTATTTTTTTGTAAATAAATATATATTTCTGTCAAAAAAATATAAAAATATTAATATTAAATAAAAAAAATGTATTTTAGAAAATTTATATTTAATCAATTAAAAAAGAAAATTCCAAAAATTAGTAGTACAGAATTGATAGCATTAAAATCTGGGACTACTTCAATTGATCGTGAGATTTTCAAAGGGAATGTGACTAAAAAAACATTTGGAGATGTAGAGCACCCAAAATTTGACAAAAGGAAAGTTGATGATATTATTGTTAAATATCCTGATCAATTTTTATATCCAACGAGTTTTCACGATAAATTATTTAATGATCTTGGATCAAATAAATTTTTTTCGTTTTTGATTCCGGAAAAATATGGAGGAATTAAGTTATCAACAAATGAATTAAGCAATGTTTTAACTTATATGACTAGTGCTAATCCTTCGTTAGGAATCATTACAATGGTACCAAATTCATTGGGACCTGGAGAATTGTTATTACATTATGGTTCTGAAGAACAAAAAAATAAATATTTGCCCAAACTGGCGAATGGAGAAATGATACCATGTTTCGGTTTAACTGGACCTAATAATGGTTCGGATGCAACAGGTCAAATAGATGTTGGTACAGTGATTCAAAAAGATGACAGATTATTAATAAAAATAAATATTGAAAAACGTTATATTACATTGGCTCCAGTTGCAAATTTAATTGGACTTGCTTTTAAGTTAGAAGATCCAAATCGATTATTGAAAAATAAAAAAGATGGAATAACAGTAGCATTGCTTGAAAAAAACCATATAGGATTGGAGCAGAAATATTATCATAATCCATTAAACACAGGATTTCCAAATGGAACATTGGAAGGAACTATAGAAATAGAATTAAATCAAATATTAGGTGGTGAAGATAATATTGGTGAAGGATGGAAAATGTTAATGGAATGTTTAGCTGCAGGTAGAGGAATTTGCTTGCCTGCTACGTCTAATGCCTCATCAAAAACAATTACATATGCAATGTATCTTTATTCAAAACATAGAAAGCAATTTAATTTAAGATTGCTTGATATGGAAGCTATTCAAAATAAATTAGCTAATATGATGTTCCATACGTGGTGTATACAATCATCTGTATTTGTAACAAATAATTTATTGGATATGGATGAGAGACCAGCGGTAATTAGTGCGATTATGAAAGAGCAAAGTACGGAAAGAGCTAGAAAGGTTATAATGGATGGTATGGACATTCATGCAGGATCGGCAATTTGTCTTGGAGAAAATAATATTATTGAGAAATTTTACAGAAGTCTACCAATAGGAATAACGGTAGAGGGAAGCAATACATTAACGAAAAATTTAATTATTTTCGGACAGGGTCTAAATAAGAGTCATCCATTTATTAATCCTGTTTTACAGGGTATTTTAGATAATGATCATGAGTCAACATATATACATTTCAAAAATATAGTAAAACATTCTATTTCATTATATTTTAGATCAGTCAAGAATAGTTTTGGGAAAACGAATTTAGAGAAACAGACAATTTATTTTGCATGTCTTTCAAATTTTGTTGCATTGAAAGGTGGTTTAATAAAAAAAGAACAATCAATTTCGGCAGATATGGCTGAAATTCTTTCAAATTTGTACATGGGTCATTGTATTAAGATTTACCAAGATCATAAAAATGTAAGTCCTATATTAACGAGTATATTTTTACAAAAAATATGTGATGATAATAAGGAAATATTTAATCGTGTTATTAACAATCTTTCTCTCGGATATTTATTACGATTTATGGTTGAACATAAGAAGGAAAATTATAATATGAATAAACATATTTTAGATGAAATCCAAAATAACAAAATGATTCTGGAAACATTAAAAGAGAATATATACATAGATAAATCAATAAATGATTTAGAAAAATTAGATAATTATGATGTTGGATCCAACGAATATCGGGAATTATATAGAAATATAATAGATGTTGGAAAATATAAAATTGATAATGAATTGGATGTCTAAAAAATTGATATGATTTTTATCTATTGAAAAATAGTAAAAAGAAATGGTTGCATTGAGTTTAAAAAATAGTTTAAGTGAGATTCAAGATGAACAATCAGAAGATATATTATCTGATTTAGGATTCCAGGAATCTAATGAAATAATAAATCAAATGTTAATAGCTTCAAATGATAATTTTATTAGTATTTTGGAATTGGCGCAGAAGATTTTAGATTTTAATAAGGAAAAACCTGATAAATGGAGAACAACATTTTGGTTAATTGTAAGATTAAAATTGGTAGTAATAAGAAAAAAAATTTTCATAAATAATAATGAAGATAAAATAAAATTTTTTAATATTTTTGATTCATTAATTAAGGAAAGGTGTTTGGAATATAGTAATGAATATTATGGTATATATTTTTAAAATTTAAAAATTAATTTTTTGCGTTCGGTTTCGTTTTTGATTTTTGTACGAGATCCTAAAAATTTAAAATATTTGTTGGCTAAATTAAATCGAGAGTGAACGTTTTTGGCATTTGGATATAGTGTTTTATGATGTTTTTTTAATGCTTCTAGACGAACTTTTATAATCATTCCGACTTGCCAAATACGTTTATGTGAGTATTGATTGTTTTTATATAATTTTTCTAGTTTTTTTATAGTAGATTTAAGATGATTCATTGTTTTATATTTTATAGATATTGTATCATCTGGATTTTTATTTATATATACATCAAATGATTTTTTAGGGTCATTGGGATTGTAAAGAAATGTTTGTTTGTGTTTTTTTTTTTTTTTAGATTTAAAAATTTTTCTATTTTTTATTTTAGAATATTTCATGAATTAATATTATTAAAAGAAAAAAAAGAAATATAGAAAATTATTTCATTTTAATTATTTTTAAAAAAAAAGTTTTAAAAAAAAACCTATAAAAAATAAATAAAATGAAAGATTTATTATTGAATAAATTGAGAGAGGATAATAAACCACTTGGTTGTCTATCTTATTCTGATGCTTGTTGTTTTATGTATGGTGTTCTTGATAATGAAAACAATCATGTACATGGTATTTATACTAATTTTGATAAAATTATTGAAAATAGTTTTACAAAGGATTTTAAGATAATAGATCCAAAGACTCCAAATGTTAAATTAGAAGAGATAAACTCAAGATGGATTAGGAGTTCATTCTATGATAAAGGAAAAGGAATTAATTGTGAACATATTTATCCTCAGAGTCAGCTTAAACATTCAGGTGCATTAATGGGAGTTAGTGATCTTCATCATATGATTCCAGCAAATGTAAAAATCAATGGAATTAGATCTAATTATATATTTGGTGAAGTGGACGATTATAAGGGTTTATTTTTAGGACAGGGGGAAAGAGATGATAAAAGTGAATTTGATAAAAGAAAAAAAGTATTTGAACCTTGTGAAAGAAGTAAAGGAAATATAGCAAGAGGAGTTTTTTATATTGCTACAATTTATGGAAATAAATTATTTACAGGAAAAGATTCAAAAAAACGATTAGATTGGTTTCAAAAACAAATTGAGACATTAAAGATTTGGAATAGACAAGATCCTCCGGATGAGGCAGAAATGAAGAGAACATTCGCAATTCAAAAAATACAAGGAAATGTTAATCCTTTTATAATAGATCATAAATTAATTGATAAATTATATTAAAATTTTTTATTTAAAGATAAATTTCATTTATTTTCCAATGAATATAAAATCAAAAATATACAGGAATAATATTAAAATCTTGTTGAATAAATTAAATCTAAAATATGTAGGTTTACTATGTATATTTATATTTATTTATAATTTTAAGAAGTATAGATTTTTAAAGTTAAAGGATATTTTATTACGGATTCCTTATTTAAGAACAATCATTTTGGAAAAACTAAAGAAGATTGGAAAATCATTAGAAGATGATACAAAATCTAAATATAATAATTTTAAAATATTACCGTACAATGGTTTAAATAAAACAGAAATTAATAAAATTTTAGATGGTTTTGATCAATATAAAAAAGATATAAATAAAATTTCTGGAATAATTTATTTGGGTGATAAGAATCATAATGATAATATGATAAATATATTTAATCACTATTCATTTTCGAATCCACTACATCCGGATATATTTCCAGAAATACGTTCTATGGAAATTGATATTATTAATATGGTTAAAAATCTTTTTGCTGGGGGTGATGAATGTTGTGGGAATGTGACATATGGAGGGACAGAAAGTATTTTGCTTGCATGTGTAACATATAGAGATTATTTTAAAACATCAAAAGGGATTTATAATCCAAATATTGTATGTTTTGATTCTGTACATCCTGCATTTGATAAAGCATCTCATTATTTTAATATAGCTATTAGAAAAGCAAAAAATCTTTCAAGATTAAAGAAATTAATAGATAATAATACAATTTTATTAGTGGGATCTTGTCCAGAATATTCGTATGGCGAAGTTGATCCAATTATTGAAATGTCAAATCTTGCATTAAAAAAAAAAATAGGATTGCACATTGATTGTTGTATGGGTGGTTTTTTGGTGCCATTTTTGGATGAATTCAAGCATATTAATTTTAATTTGAAAACTATAACATCAATATCAGCAGATACTCATAAATATGGTTATAGTTTAAAAGGATCATCGATATTATTATTTAGAAATTATGATATAAAAAAATTTCAACATTTCATTAATAAAGATTGGATTGGAGGAGTATATGCAACACCCACAATGATGGGATCAAAATCAGGAGGTATTATTGCAGCTACATGGTTTAGTTTAATAAATATTGGTTATCAAAAATATAAGGAATATGCAAATGAAATTAGGAATAATTTAATATATATTAGGGATAGGATATCAAAATTGGAAACTATTGAGGTAATTGGAGATCCAAGAATAAATATTATTGCATTTAAGACGACTAAAACTAGTATTTATCAGTTAATAAATCAGATGCAAAATAGAGGATGGAATTTAACAATTATGCAAAATCCATCATCATTTCATCTTTGTATTACAAAAATGCATACAAGAGAAAAATGCGATGAATTTTGTCGTGATATTGAGGAATCGTTAGAATATCTAAAAAATAAAGAAAATGAAAAATTGACTGGGACATTAGCACTTTATGGAACTTCTTCTAATTTAGAAAATTCATTTTTTATTGAAGAGGTGATACATGATTTTTTATTTTTACTATCAAGAAATGATTGTATTTCTAGATATATTTAGAGGCAAAAAAAATTGAAGTTTTTCAATAAATATAATTATTGAAATATAAAAAAATATGAGTTCAAATAGAATAATTGGATTAGATGAAAAAATATTTATAATAATTATAATTTCTATTATTATATTTATTTTGGTTGGTATTATCTGTTTTTGGATAAAGATGAAGAGAAAACACAAAAAAAAAAATAAACAAACAAATTTAAATGATTTACAACTTCAGACCTACAATGATTTTTCTTTATATCCTTAAAATTATATATTTCATTAAGAACTATTTTTTTTTTTTTTTTTATTTAAGAATTAGAATATTATTTATTCTTATAGGATTAAAAGTAGGAATGGGGATTTATCAGTCAAAAAATTTTGATGAATATCAAATATGGTTCATAAAAAATTGTAAAGATAAACATGTAAATATTTGGGGATCCAAATCGAATGATTGTGGTATATTTGACCTATTTAAAGAAATGATATTTAAAAATAATTCGATAGATAAGTTAACTATATCAATAGATGATATAGATAAGAAATTTACAAATGAAATGCTGGAAAATCTAAAAAATTCACAAAAAAAAAAAATAATAATTTTTCAGAATGATCGATTTCATGATATGGAAAAAACTATAAATTTATGTGGATTTTTAAAAAAAATAAGTTGTGATAAAGAATTTGGATATTTTTTAATAGGTAAAAAAGGGAATACGATCACTTATAAAGACGAATTAAATACTTGTGAATCGTATTTATGGTGTCATGCAGATAAAAATTTAAGAACTATAATAGAATCTAAAGTTATATTAGATTTTAATACATTGGATACATTTTTTTCTAAAAAAAAATCTGAAATTATTAAAAAAATAACAAAAATAATTATTGGATTTCCTCATGAATTATCTGCACCATTTACATTACATTTATTTGGTGGATTGTTTGATGAGAATAGTAATGAAATTGAATATGAAGGAGATCATTTAAGAATGGTAAAAATAATCTATGAGTCAAAATTTGAAAATCTTAAATTTAATACTATTTTAAAAGATTATCCTAATCTTGCCTTGAATTATAGCAATATAATCAATGAATATTGGGAAAATTGTCAAAAGAGATGTGGAAATGATTTGGATTCATCGGGACTATCCTATACAATTGAAAATCATCCACAGGCAGTATTGAGACGTAATTGTGAAAAAAATATACAAAAAACAGAAACACAAAAAAAAAATTTATTAAAAGTTATGGTTGCATTAGATCGATGTTTTAATATAAATAATTTAATTAGATCTTGTACTATGGATTTTAGTAAAAAAGATGATTTTTTGGCGAAAATTCTGAAAGAAATGGACTTGATCTCTATAAAAAATCCCAATATTGGACTATTATACCATCATGAAATACCAGGATTATGTCATTTATTGAAATTGATTATTCATGACAAAAAATGGTCAGAAAGAATTATATTTAATGATAGTGATCAAAATCTTTATAAAATTATTACAGATTGTAATACTTTAATCGAACAAGAATGTTATAGCAAAATATTAGAGGATAGTAATGATTATAAACAATATAGTTATTTGGAATCTTGTGAAATTTCTTAATTTTGTATTTTTTAAAAAAAGGAAAATATTTTTATGTAAAGATAGATTATAAAAAATACAAATGTACGGACCAGCATATTATTTATATGGATCATGTGAAGGATGTCCTCCACAATATTATTATAATTATTATCAGAATGGCTATATTTACAAATGCAAAAGAGATCCTTGCCCAAGTTTGACCAATCCAACAAAATGGGGATGTTTAAAATGCAAACGAATTTGTCCAAGTTTGACAAGTAAATATCCTTATGGAAATCCAAAATATTACAATCATTAAATTTCTATGTCTCTATTATTATTAGAGTTTCTGAATGAGTTGTATGAATTATAAATTTTATAAATTGATGTAATAATTAATATAAATAGGATTAGTAAATTTAAGCTAAATTGTAGTTTAGATATTTTTGTAAAATTATCATTATTTTTGATACAATTGTTAGGATTAATGAAAATTTGCGATAAAGATATTCCAACATATACGCTATAAAAGAATATTAATAGGATTAAGTAAGTAATATAAATTAGATTTTTTTTATTTAAAACAAAAATTAAAATAAAATTTATTAAATTAGTGACAATCATCATAAGATTGATTTCCCAAAAATTATGTTGACATTCTACGTTCATATTTTTAAAAATGATTAAAAATCCAAAAATAAAATATAAAAATGATAAAACGATAAATATAGTGAACAAAATACAAATAGTCATAGTACTAAAATATAAATAAAATATAGTTCTTTCTAAGGTTGAAGTCATAATATATGATATTTGCATTTTCTTAAATCATTTGTTTTGTAAAAATTTTTTATAAATAAAAATTGATTTAGTTATTCTTAGATGTAATAAAAATGCTAAAATTTAAGAATTTGCGACCTTATATTTATTTTAATAAAAATTATTCAGAATTTTATATTGAAAAAAATGTGAATAATTGTAGTTGTATTTTACCAAATTTAAAAAGAGTTAAGATTAAATAATAGTTATTCTTTTCATTTTTCTATATTGTGGATAATAATCATTAATGGGTCTATGTTGGGTAATACGATTATCCCAAAATGCAATTGAATTTTTTTCCCAATCAAATGATATTTTATATTTATCTTTTTGCATATGATTAAATAAATATTCTAATATATCATTACTTTCGTTTTCGGGTATATTTAAGATTCTTTTTGTAAATAATGGATTTATAAACAATGATTTTCTTTCATTTTCCGGATGATATCGAACAACTGGATGATTTATTGGCGGATTTTTTTTTACTGAATCAATTACATTTTTATTGCCAAGTGCTATACTTTCTTGAAATCCAAATTCATAACTATGTTCTGCTTCTAAAGATTCTATGTCTTTTTTAATTGAATTTGGCAAATCGTTATATGATAATGATGTTGATAAGAATTCCGTATTGCCTCCTTTAGGATTATCTGGTATAATTGATCCAAATAAAAGAGTAGCCATTGGTGGATTACCAATAAATGTCATATCACTATGCCATTTTTCGATTAAAGGTGGTTTATCTTTATTATTTTCTAATATTGTAAGTTCATTAATGTTAGGATAAGATGGATGATAATGTATATTACCAAATAATTTTGCAAATTTAATAAAAAAGCGATCCGAAATATCTTGGTCTCTAAAAAAAATTACTTCAAAATGGTTTAATAAATATCTTAAATTTTTAATATCATCAAATGTAATAATTTTTAGATCTATATTCTTTATAATTGCACCAAAATGATCAAATTCTTGAATTTTCCATTTATTATTATTTTGAATATTTGCTTTTATTTTAATATAGTTTGAAAGAAAGGATTTGGATTTAGATTTATCAATAATATGGTGAACCCAATTTTTTAATTCAATTTCTTTTTCATCAGATTTAATTTTTTTATAAATTAAGTTCTTAGTTGGAAATTTTTTGTATAATATTTTTTTATTGATTACATCTAAATCATATTCAGGATGATATTGACATCCCCAAAATTCGCCTAAATCTTTTTTTATTTCTACTGATTGTACTGGAGATTTTTTATTTTTTGATAATATATTTAATTTAACATCATTTTTAATATTATCAATAATAATTATATCTCTATGTGAACAATAAGCATCAAAATTATTTTTTTTTCCTTCATACATTTTATGGTTTTTTCCTATTTTAGTTAATGTAATATTATCGGCAAATGGAAATTCGTATCCTTTTTTATTTTTGATACATTTATATCCGCATACTACCGATGCAACTTGCATCCCCCAACAAGATCCATATTGTGGAGTACCTGATTTAAATGCATTTTCGCATAAATTCAATTGTCTTTGGATTTTTTGAGGATAATGATTCCATTTATTTAAATCTGTTATTTTAGCTTTTTTTGTACAATATTCAAAATCTATTTTCTTTTTATATGTTGAAAGCGATAGCGATGATCCAGACCAAATAATACCATCAAATTGTTCTAACCAGATGATTGAATGATTTTTTTTTTCAATCGCAGGATATATAGTTTCTATTTTTAAAGGTTCATCTTCTGGTATATATTTTTTTATGATATTAGTAAATAATATTGAAGAATCATGAATATTATTAATGCGTTCCTTTTCTAATCCTTGTTTATCATAAGCATTAATAATTAAAATAGATATATTTCTTCTTAATTTATCCATTGAAAATAAATTTTTTTTAGAATATCGTAATAGCATTTTCACTACCAGTATGATATATTACATATATATTATAATTTTTTTAAATAAATTTATTTTAAACATATTTTTTAATAGTTATTTTCAATTCAACGATTATTAAAAATAAAATATAAATATTAAAAAATATTGTACTAAAATCTATTTAAAGATTAAAATATCTATACAAATAGTACTAATTTATTATTATTACTATGTCAGCATGACCGAGTGGTTAAGGTGGTAGACTTGAAATCTACTGGGGAAACCCGCGCAGGTTCGAATCCTGTTGCTGACGATTATAACCGAACGAGTAAATTATGATATCCGTAATTTAATTCATTTGAATTAGGATTATTATCAATACATTGAACAATATTAGAATATTTTGATTTATTCCATGGACCAACGATAGTTTTAATTATTTTAGCATTTTGTCTTTCAATAGTATAATCATCATGGATAGATTTTATGATATCTTCTATTTGTTTTGGATGAATATATTTGAGATCAATATTATTAATTTTTTTAATAATGTCTCCGCATCGGAGTCCTTTAAGAAATGCTTGTGAGTTAGGAAATATATAAACTATTTTTGGATATGAGTTTTCAGGGGAAGTTAGAAAAGTAATGCCTATTGATTCGGATGGTTTAAATTTAATGATATTTTCATCAAGATTATTTGTTTCGTCATTAATTAAAAGATAATCATCAGAAATATCAGAGTTATTTGTATGAATATAATTTTTTAATAAATTTTTTATCATTGAAAATTTTATTATATACGTATAAATTATTTTTAAAAGAATAATTTAATATTTATGAATTAAGTGAAAAATATATAAATTATTATGTATATGATCTGAAGAACATAATTTGAAATGATTTGGATTAATAAATGTTTTTGTTGTATGTAAATCTTGGGATTCATTAATATTTTGGTTAACACTTTTGGAAAGAATAAGATGATTAGGTTTTTTTGAATCTTTTTTGATGATCCATTTACACATGATTTCGGGTAAAATTAAATCATAATCAGATAAATCAAATAGAAGATAGTTATTATTTGTTGGATGAGGTAAAATTTCTAGACACAAATCATATTTATATATATTAGTAATGGATAATTGTGATTTTTTTTTAACAATTAAATGAATGTTATAGGATCCGGATTGTAAAGGATAAGAAACTTTTTTTTTTTTTAAAAAAAGATATAAAATTAAAAAAATAATAATCATATGATTAATACTAATAATTTTTTTTTATTTATAATTTTTTAAATTACATATACAACATTTAATATTTTTTTATTTTTTTTTTAAGATGATATTCGATTGTAAGTGAATTTTCGATAAAAGGTACTCTATGATACCATCCAGCTTGATATATTTTATTTTTACGATTCCATTTTATGTAACCGATTAATTTTTTAGTAGGTATTTTATCTTTGTTAATGTTAAAGAGTGGATAATACCAAATATTTTTTAGGTTTTTAATTAAACAATCATGATGAATAAAAATCTTCCATTCTTTATTAAATTTATTAATATTTCCATAACAAATTATACATTTTTTATGTAAAATACTATAATAATTTAATGAACAATCCTTAACATTTTTAAGATAAAAATCATTATTTTTATTTTTTTTGCATTGATTTCGTAAATATGTTCTTGTTAATTTTAAATAATATTTGGATAAAGTTTGGATTTTTAAATATAAATGAATATCTTTAAGATTCAATATTAATTCTATTATTAAATGATAATCCTTTTGTTTTATTTTAATTATTTTATAAAAATCACATAATTATTTGTTTAAGTATTCTTCACTAAATAATTTTTTTAAAAAAATTTGATATTAATTAATAAATTGAATGATTATACAAATAATTTAACATGACTTCGCTTACTGAACCAATTCGTGCTGGAGAAATAAAAAAAGGAATGATTGTCATATTGAAAGATAAACCTTGTAAAGTTATTGAAATTACAACATCAAAAACTGGAAAACATGGTCATGCAAAAGCATCAATTACTGGAATCGATATTTTTACCGGTAAAAAA